CCGGACCGCAGAACACCGCCCAGGACGGCCAGAGCACCGGCGACCGCGACATCTCCTCGCTCCCCGAATGGGCGCAGAAGATGATCCGGGACGCGCGCGCCGAGGCCGCCAAGTCCCGCACCAACGCCAAGCAGGCCGCCGCCGAGCAGGCGAGGCAGGATCTCGCCCAGCAGATCGGCCGGGCGCTCGGCCTGATCAAGGACGGCGACGACGCGCCCGACCCCGCCGCGCTCGCCGAGCAGCTGGCCAGCGCGCAGGCAGAAGGGCGGCAGGCCCGCGTCGAGCTCGCCGTCTACAAGGCCGCCGCAAAGGCCGACGCCGACCCGGTCGCGCTGCTCGACAGCCGCTCGTTCATCGACAGCCTCAAGGACGTCGACCCCAGCGACGACGACGCCGTCGCCAAGGCGATCCGGCAGGCCGTCGAGAAGAACCCCAGGTTGCGCGCCGCCCCAGCGGCGCCGCCCGCGTCCGGTGCACCCATGGGCGGGCAACCGCCCGCCAGCAAGCCCAAGACCCTCGAAGCCGCCATCGCGGCGCACTACCGAAAGAGGTGACGTAAGCCATGGCCGTCACACTGGCCGAGGCCCGCAACAACGCGGTCGACGACATCGACGTCGCCGTGATCGACGAGTTCCGCAAGGAATCGGTCATCCTCGACAGCCTGGTGTGGGACGACGTCGTCAACCCTGCGGGCGGCGGCGCCACGCTGACCTACGGATACCGGCGGCTCGTCACGCAGCCGACCGCCGAGTTCCGCGCGCTCAACAGCGAGTACACCCCGAGCGAGGTCACGACGCAGCGGTACACCGTCGACCTGGCCGTCCTCGGCGGTTCGTTCCAGGTCGACCGGGTCATCGCGCAGATCGGCCCGGCCGCGTCCGGCGCCGTCTCGCTGAACATGCAGCAGAAGATCAAGGCGACCCGGACCAGGTTCCAAGACGAGGTGATCAACGGCGACACCGCCGTCGACGCCAACGGGTTCGACGGCCTGGACAAGGCGCTGACCGGCTCCAGCACGGAGTTCCGGGCGAACGAGGTGACCGACTGGACCGACTTCGACACCGACCCGCGCGCCGAGCACCGGGCCCTCGACGCCATCGACGAGTGGCTGTCGCTGCTCGACGGGGCGCCCACGGTGATCCTGGGCAACGCCAAGGCCCTCGCCCGAGTGCGCGCGGCCGCGCGCCGCGCGGGCATGTACACCCAGGACCCGGTGTCCGGCCTGATCGGCCAGAACGGCCGCCCGATCGTGCGCGAGACGTACGGCGGGATCGTGTTCGCCGACCCCGGCGCCAAGGCCGGGTCGAACAACCCGATCATCCCCATCGAGACGCGGACCGTCGGCGGTTCCCCTGTCAGCGGCCTGACCGACCTGTACGCCTACAGGGTCGGCCTGGACGGTTTCCACGGCGTCGCCACCGTCGGCGGCCAGCTCGTCAGGCAGTGGCTGCCGGATTTCAGCACGAGCGGCGCCGTCAAGACGGGCGAGGTCGAGCTGGGACCGGTCGCGGTCGCGCTCAAGTCCACGCGGGCGGCCGCCGTGTTCCGGAACATCAAGGTCCAGTAGGAGGCCAGCGGATGAGCTACCGCATCACCGCCCCCGTGGACGGGTTCACCGGCGACGTGGTCGGCGTGCGGTTCGTCGACGGCTCGGCCGTCACCGACGACGCGGCCGCGCTGGCGTACTTCCGCCGGCACGGCTACCTCGTCGAGGACGACGCCCAGGCGCACGTCGAGCGGCCCGCCCGCAACGCCTCTACCGAGGCGTGGCGCGCGTACGCCGTCGCCCGCGGCATGTCCGCCGACGAGGCGGCCGCGCACACCCGCGACGAGCTGGTGGCGCTGTACGACGCCGTGGACGGCTGATGGCGTACGCGACGGTCCAGGAGCTGGCCGACTTCCTGGCGCCGCGGGCGGCGCCGCCGGACGCCGCCCGGCTGCTTGACCGCGCCAGCCGGGACGTCGACCGCGCGCTGCTGTGCGCGGTGTACGACGTCGACGACACCGGCATGCCCACCGACCCCACAGTCGCCGAGGCGCTCAAGACCGCCACTCTTGAGCAGGCGGCATGGCGGCTACGCATGGGCGACGGCGCCAGCAGCGCGGGCCGCTGGTCCCGCGTGACCATCGGCTCGGCGACCCTGGAGCGGCGCACCGACCGCACCGCGCCCGACGAGACCGCCGTCGGCGGCCTGGGCGCCGACGCGTACGCGGCGCTCCAGCTGGCCGGGCTGACCGGCCACGCCCCCCAGACCCCGCCGATCTGCCGGATGGGGGCGTGATGGACGTGATCGACGTCCTCGCCGAGGTCATGCCCGACCTGCCCGAGGTCGTCATCGAGCCGTACCAGGGAAGCGGCGCCTACGGCGACGTGTGGGGCGCCCCCGTCTCCGTGCGCGCGTTCGTCGACCAGGGGCGGCGCGTCGTCCGTGCCGACGACGGATCGCAGGTCGTCAGCGAGACCACCGTCTACACCCGGCCCGGTGTCGACTGCCCGGCGCGGTCGCGGATCACCTTGCCGGACGGCTCGACAACCCTGGCCATCGTCACCAAGCGCCGTGACGGCTACGGCCAGGACGCGCTCCCCGAGCACACCGAGATCGCCTGCGAGTAGGGAGGAAGCGGCGATGGCACAGCGGGTCCGCCTGTCCTGGAACGGCGCCCGGGTGACCGAGCAGCAGCGCGCCAGCGCCGTGCGCGGTCTGCGCCTGGCCGCCGAACACCTGCTCGGCGAGTCCCGGCAGGAAGTGCCGATCGAGGAGGGCACCCTGGAGCGGTCGGGCGTCGCGTCCGTGGACGCGGCCAGCATGCGCGCCGCCGTGTCGTACGACACCCCCTACGCCGTCCGGCAACACGAAGACCTCGACCTACGGCACGACGCCGGACGCAAGGCCAAGTACCTCGAAGACCCGATGAACCGCGAGCGCGGCACGATGCTGGAGATCATCGCCGCGCAGATCCGCCGCAGCCAGCGAGGCTGACCGTGGGCTGGACGACCGATCTCCTCACCGGCCTCGCCGAACACCTGGCCGCGCACGGCGCCGGCACCTGGCGGCCGGACGGCACCCCCTACTCCCCGGCCGAGACGGCGATCGTCCTCGGCGCGATGCCACCCGCCCCCGACCGGGTCATCGCGCTACGCACGTACACCGTCGACTGGTCGGGGTTCGGCGAAGCCGACGACGACGGCCGGATCGACGTCACGACCGGCCTCCAGGTCCGCACACGCGGCGGCCGCGACCCCCGCGAGGCGCTCGACCTTGCCGACGCGGTCCGCGACGCCATCGACGGCCTCGCCGCCGTCCGGCTCGGCGCCGTGTGGGTGTCTCAGATCGTCCGGCGGTCGGGTGAGGAGCTGACCGCCATGACCAGCATCGACCGCCAGGCCGACCGCGTCGAGCGCGTCGACAACTACTACGTCCAGGCCAGCAGGCCGACACCGAATCGCATGTGAGGAGGCCAGGTGACCAACATCACCGACCTGACCAGGAGATACCGGCTCCAGGTCAACCTCGGCACCGAGGCGGCGCCGAACTGGACCACTGTGATCGGCATCGTCGAGTTCAAGCCGTCGGTCGAGCCGGAAATCCAGGACGACACCGACTACGAGTCGGACGGCTGGAAGGGCAACACCAAGACCCTTCAAGGCTGGTCCATCGAGATGAAGATCAGCCACAAGTACGACCCGGTCACGAAGTTGTACCACCCGACGCACGACGCGCTGGAGAACGCCTCCGAGCAGTTCGGCGACGGGTCGTACGTGCACATCCGTTACTTCGACCGGTTCGGCAAGGGCATGGGGCGCGAGGGCCGCGCTCTGGTCACCTGGGAGCCGGAGGGCGGCGAGGCCAGCGAGCTCGACCGTGTGTCGATCAAGCTCACCGGCGACGGGCCGCTGGAGATCATCGAGAACCCCCTCACCGAGGCGCCGCTGCCGATCGTCGCCAACGTCACCCCGGCGTCCGGCCCGGCCGCCGGCGGGGAGCTCGTCACCATCAACGGCGCCTACTTCACCGGTGCCACCAGCGTGACGTTCGACGGCACCGCGGCCGCCGCTTTCCAGGTCATCTCGCCGACCGCCATCTCCGCGATCACCCCGGCCGGAACCGCCGGCCCCTGCGACGTGGCCGTGACGACCTCGAACGGTGTCGGCACCGGCACCGCCGCCTACACCTACACCTGATCGGAGGCACCCCCCAATGCCGTTCAAAGACCTGCGCGAGTCCCGCGACCGCGCCCGGCTCGAACTGCCGATCGACGGCAAGGTCTACACGGTCTACGACGTGGACGCCGACACCGGCATCTGGGCGCAAGAGCTGGCCGGGCTGGCTCTGGCCGTCGAGGCCGACCAGGACATCGCTCCCGAGGACGTTGAGTTCCTCAACGACGACGATGAGCGTGACATGGTCAGGCGGTTCCTCGGCGACACCTACGAGGAGATGCGCGCCGACGGTGTCGGCTGGTCCGACATCAAGCACGCCGCCATGACGGTGTGGGTGTGGATTCTCCGAGACGAGGCCGCCGCCGAGGCGTACTGGTCGGGGGGCAGCGCGTCGGGGGAAGGCGCGGCCCGGCCGGGGAATCGGGCCTCCCGCCGGGCGTCACAGGCCATGGCGAGAAGGACCCCGCGACCGGGCTCTACGAGTGGTACGAGGGCGCAACCCCAGCGACCGGCGGCAAGGAACAAGTCGCGTGGTCGCGGCTCCTCGACGCGTGGCCGCTGATCGAGGCCGACCTGCACTCTGAGTACGGGATCGACGTCGAGTCCGGCATTCTCCGTCGTCGCTCGTGGCGGTGGCTGAAAGTCAGGATTGCCGGGCTGCTCGCCGCTGACACCCGCATCTACCGGCACATACACCCGCCGGACAAGCAAGACGAGACGCCCAGCTGACATCAGCTGGCCGCCCTGGACGAGGGGGGTGAGGCGTGGCCCTCCGTCTCGGCGAGCTCGTCGCCATCATCAGCGCCGACGACAGCAAGTTCCGCAAGGTCCTTGACCGCACGCACGCGGGGCTCACGGCAGTCGGCAAGGTCGGCGCGTTCACGGCGCTGGCCGGGTCGGCGACGCAACTGGGCGTCGCGCTCGCCCCCGCCGCGGGGATCGTCGCGGCACTGCCGGGGGCGTTCATCGCCGCCAAAGCCGCGTCTCTCGGGCTCCAGTTCGCCCTCGAAGGGGTCGGTGACACCCTGTCGGGGGCTGTCACGGGGGACGTCGAGGAGTTCCAGGAGAGTCTCAAGGAGCTCCCGCCCACCACTCGCAGCGTGGTCCGGGAGATGGGCGGCGCGCTGTTCGGTCTCCAGAAACGCGCCCAGGAGGCGTTCTTCGCGCCGATGCAGGCGCAGGCGCGCGGCCTGGGCGACGATCTCCGCGGCCCCGTCCAGGACGGCATGACCGCCGTCACCGGCTCCATGGGCCGCCTGGCCGCCCGCGTCCTCGCCGTCGCCCGCGAGGCCCGCAGCATCGCGTTCATCCGGGAGCTCGGTCACGCCATCGGCCAGGCCATCGACGGCGCCGCCGTCGGCGTGCCGGTCCTGGTCCGCGGCCTCAGAGACATCGCGTCCGTCTCCCTGGACAGCTTCGGCCGGGCCGGCAGAGGGCTCGGGCAGCTGATGACCGCCGCCGGGCTGTGGCTGTCACGCATGGCCAGCAGTGGCCGGGCGACCCGCTGGATCAACAACGCCATCGAGAGGCTCCAGCAGTTGGGGAGGATCGGCCGCAACATTGCCATCACTCTCGGCGCGGTGTTCGCCGGCGCCACCACGAGCAGTGCTGACCTGCTCGGCTCCCTCGAAGGGATTACGGCCGAGATGGCGGCCTGGGCCCAGAGCACCGAGGGTCAGCAGCAGATCGCCAGTACGTGGGCGCTGCTCAAGGACACCGCGTCCGAGTTGGCGGCGATCCTGCCGCTGCTGGCGGGGCCGCTGGGCTTGATCGTTGACCTCCTCGAAGCGCTGCCCGGCGGGACGCAAGGGACGGCCGCGCAGTTCCTCGCCTGGTCGATCGCGATCGGCCTGGTCACCTCCCGACTAGGGCCCCTGGTCGTCGGTGTCGGCCGGGTCGCCGGTGGCGTCGGCCGCAGCTGAGCCGTGCCGCTGTCGCGGCCGGGACGTGGTCGGGACGCATGTCCATCGCCGCAGGGCGTGCCGCTTTGGCGTTCGGCCGCGCTGCGCTCGCCGCGACCCTGGCGGCCGGGCGCATGGCGATCTCGGCCGCCACCACTGCGGCGCGGGTGGTGGCCGGGTGGGCGCTCATGGGCGTCCAGGCGCTCGCCAACGCGGCGCGCATGGCCGCCGCCTGGGTGATCGCCATGGGCCCCGTCGGGTGGATCGTCGCGGCCGCGATCGCCGCCGTGGCGCTGATCATCGCCAACTGGGACAAAGTCAAAAACTTTGTCACGAAGACGCTTCCAAACGCGATC